GTTTTGAGAGATTGGGTACGCAGGAAGGCAGAGGAAGGCGGCAACTATCCGGTCTCACCCATCACAATCATTGACATCCCGCTGTGGTCGGATCAGGAGCAAGACCATTACATGCGTGATCGCATTGACCTGCACCAAACAGCCGAGTTCGACTACCTCACCAGCAACAAGCCTCTGCCTAAATGCTCGGCACAGGAGCGATGGCAAAAGGAAACAAAGTTTGCGGCTATGAAAAAAGGCAGAGTGAGAGCCATTAAACTGCACGGGTCATTGGCCGATGCCGAGGCTCACGTGGAAAAACTTGGTAAGGGCCACTATGTCGAAACTAGAAAAGGAGAAAACACCCGCTGTGAGCAAAATTGGTGCAGGGTCAGCGAGTGGTGCGAGCAATTTAACAATCCGCCCCTCTCGCCCGAATAAGGGTTGTTGGGCAGTCAACGTACTGGAGAGCTCTGGCTGTTGGACAGGGGTGAATTGATGGAGGTTAGTGAATGAAGGTTGGTCTTTACGATGTTGATAGCAAAATGCCGAATCTTGCTCTGATGAAACTGTCTGCATATCACAAAGCGATGGGGGATACTGTTGAATTCTATGCACCTCTCTTTGATGGCTACGACAAAATCTATGCGAGCAAGATATTTAACTTTTCCGATGATTCGTATATTGATCCAGAGAGGATGGTTGTGGGTGGCTCTGGGTATGATTTGTCTGTAAAACTGCCTAGCGAAGTTGAGGCGATAGCTCCCGACTATTCCCTGTACAACTGGCCGCATTCGATTGGCTTCACAGCGAGAGGTTGCCGGTTAAGATGTGATTTCTGCGTAGTCCCCCAGAAAGAAGGAAAACCATCATCCAATAATACGATTGAAGAAATCTGGACAAACAGAGGCAGTGATTTCGTTATCTTGATGGACAATGATTTTTTCGGCAACCCTGAATGGGCTGACAGGATAAAAGAGATAAATGCACTCAATCTAAAGGTCTGCTTTAGCCAAGGCATCAACATCAGAAATCTAAGGATTGAACAGGCGGCAGCTCTACGATCTGTCAGATTCTTCAATATATCAGGAAAGACCCGGCAGCTTCATTTTGCGTGGGACGATGTAATGCATGAGAAACTCATCCACAAAGGCATAGCAACCTGCATCGAGGCCGGAATCAAGCCTTACGAGATGGCATTCTTTGTCTTGATAGGGTTCAACAGCACCCATGAGGAAGACCTGCACAGGGTTATGATTCTGAAGGACTATGGTTGCGATCCCTTTGTGATGAAGTACAACAAATCAGATCCATATGAAAGGAAGTTTGCTAGATGGGTAAACCGTCGGGCCATTTTCCAATCTGTAGCTTGGGAGGATTATAAGTGAAAAGGGAGTTGACAGGGGTGAATTGATGGAGGTTATAGGGGCTGGGGATGGAAATGCGACCCTGTTTTTAGGGCGGAATGGTTTGTGCCAGCACTGGGCAAAAAGCTGGGAACATACATTTGTGCAGTCGTGCTGTGATTCACTGTTACCTAACACTTGGCTGTTACCTGTGCTCAAACCCTTATGTTTACTGGGTTCCTTACTATATACAGGGTATAACCCTTATATATAAGAAATATTATATAAGGGGCCCAACACATAAAAACACCGGTTATAGGGGCGCAATACCGTACTAAGTTGGGGATATGTACACTACCCCCTGTGGAGGAGAAGATGGGAGAAGATAGGTTTGTTTATGATCGCAGCCAGAGCTACGAGACTAACTTTGCGAGATGGTATAACATGAACTGTGAAGAAAGATCAGATTATAACGAAAGGTTATATACCAAGGAAGAAGGTAGACAAGTGTTTAAACAATTTATGAAGAATGCCGGAACATAGTGAGCAGACCTAAGAAAGAAAAGCCAATGCTCGTGTCGGTTCCTGATACCTTTGAGAAGGATGAGGAGCATGGGCTAACTGCAATGCAAGCTAGCTTTGTTTGGCACTACACCGAAGGTGCGTGCAGCCAGACTGAAGCAGCTCGCAAGTCCGGGTTTGAGTTTCCAGCTAACTCAGCGAGCAAGATGCTCAACGGCAAGAACTTCCCCAAGGTGACCAGGGCAGTGCGCATCCGCCAGGATGAGCTGGCAGAGAAGTATGCAATCACTCCGCAGAAGACCGGCACAATGCTGTGGAAGATCACCGAGACTGCATTTGCTAACGGGCACTTTAATGCAGCTGTATCAGCAATCAAAGAACTCAACCAGCTCGCCGGCCTGTCGGTTAATAGATCCCAGAACATTAATATCAATGCCAACCTGGAGACCATGACGAAGGAAGATATCAAGGATCGATTGTCTAAGCTTTTGGGAGCTGAAAGCTCAGACAAGCTAGAGAAGGACTTCTGATGAGCTTAACCGCGTCCTAGCTTCGCCAGCCGGCCCAGGCCCCGAAAATCCTGAAAAAAATCAAGAAATCTCGTAAGCCATTGATATTGCTGGCTTTCTCGCAAAACAGCTGGCGCGCATCAATGCAGCTCTCAGTGACCGCAGTGGGCAGGTAGGTCACTGAAGAGCAATTAGGAATATCTTTTGTAGCTGTACCCTGTACACTGACTGGGGGGTACATTTGGGGGTATATCTGAGAGTACAAGTATTAAAAGCGTTATTATTCAATAAGATAGGTGCCGAGTCAGGGAGAGGCCGTGGGAACCCTTGTGAATAGGAGTCCCTTGGATCTGGTTTTTTCTGAGATTTCGCGGTATTTTTTTGACCCGACACCCCCATATTTAGCTGGCGCTGCGGCGGGAAGGTTTAAACTGGGTTCACCGCACTGAATAACCAAAATTCTGTACCGTAATTCCCGCACCTCATGGGCTCGATGTGACGAGATGTGACGATGTGACGGTTGTGACGCATGTTCCGTATTTTTCTTCTAGGGACTAAAAACTAGTATATATTAGAAAGATACCGAACCATCGTCACAACCGTCACATCGTCACAATGTGACGGTTGTGACGCATGTTCCGTATTTTTCTTCTAGGGATTAAAAACTAGTATATATTAGAAAGATGCCGAACCATCGTCACAACCGTCACATCGTCACAACCGCACCTAGTTTCGCGCCACTTAGATGGTATACTAATTTTCCATGTCAGCATTGAGTCGCACAAAAGGCGCTACGTTTGAAAGGGCCATTGTAAAAGAGATCAATAATTTCTTTGAATCTGAAGGGATCTCCTTCAGTTGTAAACGCAACCTGGATCAATACCAGCTTGCGGACCTCACCGACATTGATATCCCATTTCACGCGGTCGAGTGCAAACATTATAAAGACGGGTGGGCTTATAAACCGGAATGGTTAAAGCAGACCGTCGAGGCCGCCGGTGAAAAAATACCCGTGTTGATTTTTAGGTACAATCGGAAGCCAATACAGGTTTGTTTGCCGATGCATGCTATAAATCCCGAATGGGAGGTAGACCCTTATTTTAATTGTGTGGTTTCCCTGGACCATTGGTTTGAGGTACTGAGGCGCAACTGGGGCGAGTATCGTTGCAAATATAGTCCTAGGGTTTAATAATATAATTATGACTGAGATAAAAGACGGCGGGTTCCTAGAAGGGATAAAAGATTTCTTTGCTGAGCAAGCTCGGCGCGAAGAAGAGCGCATGTTATGGGAGGCCCAAGTTCAACGTGAGGCCGCCAAGATGATGCCTACCGAAGCGCAAGCCGCTTGGGGAGCCGCACAGTTTGCGCCTGGGATGGCAAGCTTAGACTTATCGGGCGGAATGGTTATTCCCCCTCCTGAGGGACTTAAATTACAGGATTTGCCAGCATACATGCTGGATGGTGAAAAAATGCTCAGCGCTGCTGAAAACTGGGAGCGAGGTGGTTGGGGGTACTTGGAGGCGATTGCCCAGGGACTGGGATCTTTAGGAGATATGTTTTACGCAGCGGGTCCCGTTGGTGGTGTTGTAGGATCTGTGTTTAAAGCGCCTGGTGTGGCCGGAAAAATCGCGAAAGCTGCCCTGTCAGCGCGCAAGGTGGGTAAAGGCAAGGATATCGACCAGGGCATAGGTGCGCTACCGAGAGGCGCAGATGAAGGCATTGCCCCCTTAGATGTACCCACACCGACCCGGCCAGGGGCAACACCAATACCTGAGACATTTGATCGGTCCGAGATTTTCAGTCTTGACCGTGTTGGCACCAGAGATGCTGATGATCTGGGCAGGGTTAATTTCCCTGAGCATGCGCCGGCACCGAGGGAGTTGATCAGACCAACCACAAGGGGTAGGGGCGGCAGGATTCCAGGTGCGCCGGCACATGTGAAAACACCCGCTGATGAACAAATAATCATTGATAACTACCTGAGTGAGGCAGAATTGGGTGCTGCCGGTGCGTTTTGGTATAGCACCACGGCCAGACGAATTAACCGCGATGTTGGAAATGTTGGCGGTGCCAGACCAGGCGCTGCAGATCGTTTAGCAGCCGCCATTGGTGAGCTTTCACCGCGCGCAACACTTGAAGCAAACAGGCTTGCCCAGGTCAGGGCATTTAATCAGCATGCTACTGGTTTGCCAGTGGCAGCAGGAATGGCACCACGAAACAGAGCGGTACAAGGCATACTGGACACGGGTACGTTCGCTGCTGAAAACGCACTAAAGGTAGGCCCGTTCTCGATGAGTGTTCGCGGTCTTTCTGTGCCACGAGGCGTGCATGATGTGCGAGATATTAATTCTTGGGGGTTCGGTGACGTTCAGGCCACGGGTGAGGCGAACCATCGTTGGATGGATAGAATGCAAGATCAGGCTGTCGAACTTGCAAACGAACGTAAGCTTGCTGGTCGCGGTGACTGGACTCACGAACAGTTGCAAGCGGCCAGGTGGGTTAAGCACAAGGCCGATGATATGGGTGTGGATGTAGCTGCGTTGACTGATGATTTTGGCCCAGCGGACCAATGGTTGGCAGCAAATATATTCTCTGAGGCGGCACCAAGTAAGGAACTGATTAAAGCGGGGGTTCTCACTGACGCTGATGTTCGGACATACACCGCAATGCATCAGAACCTATTCACAAACCCGCAAGGGCAGGATGTATTGGCGCATCAGTTGGGCTTGCTATCACCGGATTCGACCCGGTTTGTGGGTGAGTGGGATGGAGCATTCAATCCAAATATCGTAACCAGAATCATGGCAGATCCGGCGAAAGGCGCGGATGTCATCAGCGAGTGGAGTCAGGAAGCAATTGCATTCCACGGTGGTTTGCGTGGATTACTCGGCGGACAAGCCGATGTGGCTGTCAGCTTCCTGAGAAAACCAAAGTTAGTTGGCGACACCAATGCGTACCGAATACCGTTTAACCGTGTTGTGACCGAAGCAGATATTGCCTCGTACAAGAGAGCAGCACAAAAAGCGCTGCGCGAGGGCGATGTGCCAGGTGATGTTGTGGTCAATTTCCGCAACGATAAGGAGCTTGAGCTTACCTGGCTACCACCATTTGAGAAAAAAGACCCTGGGTATGATCGGTGGAAATCTTTAAATGATAATGCTGAGTCTGCTCTTCTAATTAAAGCGAAGAACCGTACCCCGGAACAGAAGATTGCGGTAAGAGAACTAAAGGCTGTCGAGGAAACATTCCGTAACTCTATTGAGGGCATCACTGATGGTCGAGGAATACCTGCCAGAAACTCTGGGGGATTGTTGACCTATGAAGATAGATTCAATCCAATTGCCTGGATGGAGAAGTTGCAGAACCCGTTGATGCGCTCAAATGTCGAGGGTATGTTGCCCCGTATTGCTGCAGACATTGAACGAGACATAGCCAAGTTGCCACTGACCGATACAGGGCAAGAGATCTATCAGCGTACAATTACACTCATCAAGGAAGGTGGACTAGCGGCAGTGGAAAATGCTGTGAAGCAAGGCATATTGCCGGCAGCTGTTATCGGTGCTCTTCTACTCGGAGCCAATCAAGCTCCTCAACAGCCTTTTTCATTGCAAGATCTTGGTCAACCCAGGACTTAGGAACATAGACAACACCACGGCCAGGCCGGGAGCGCAGGAAGTTAAGCCGGCGTTGAACATTTAATTCGGACTGTGGGTCACCCACGGTGAATAGCTTGCCTCGCCCATTTTTTTCATCATTCTTCATAAAAGCATCTTAGCACTTTTATGCACTTTTATGCAATTTCCCAAAGGGCATAATGAACGAACTGGGTAAAATTGTTGCGGAGACTCTGCGAAATTGAAGAATCGAGACTATCATCTGACCAAGGCGCAGCGTGATCGATATCGGGAAATTACGCGGGAAAGTGCTGTTGCCAAGAAAGAAGCGTTGAAGTTAGACAAAGCGGTCAGACCGGTAAATGTTCCCAAATTAGATCCCTCCAAACTAATGCCGCAACAACCTAGTAATGGTCTGCGATCACTCA